TATCTAATATGCCTTCACTAGAACCAGCAATAACTCCTCCAGAAAAATTTACAAGAGTAGAAATTGAATCTACCAATAGTGAAGTTGAAAGTGATAGTGAAGCTGAAAGTGAATCTGAATATGATAGTGAAGGTGAAAATAATGATATTGAATTAGAAATAGATTTTAATAAAATAAAAGATAAATGTCATACTAATAAGTATTCTAATGATTGTAATAAATTTATGTTAAAAAAAGAACTTGTCGAGAGAAATTCATTAAAAAAAGAAGACGATAAACCGTATTTATACCCAAATTTAAATGACACAAACTTCAATATTAAAATAGCAGAAAAAAAAGAATTTAATGATACAAAATATGATGGAGAAATATATAAAAGTATTAAAGAACACGCAGATGAATTAGCAAATGCTGATTTTGAGTTATCTCCGCATCAAGCATTCGTAAAAAATTTTTTATCATCTCAAACTCCATACAATAGTTTATTATTGTATCATGGTTTAGGAAGTGGTAAAACATGTAGTGCTATTGGGGTAAGCGAAGAAATGCGAGATTATTTAAAACAAATGGGAATGTCAAGAAGAATCATTATTGTTGCTTCTGAAAATGTTCAGGATAATTTTAAATTACAATTATTTGATGAAAGAAAACTAAAACTTGTAGATGGATTATGGAATATCAAAGCTTGTATAGGAAATAAATTGCTCAAAGAAATTAATCCAATGAATATGAAAGGTATTCCAAGAGAGAAAGTGATTAGTCAAATTAAAGCGCTAATAAATAATTCATATTTATTTTTGGGTTATGGACAATTTGCGAACTATATAATTAAAACAATGCATTATAATGAAGAAGAAGATTTTGAAAATTCTAAATTTAAAAAAGGAGAAAAAGGAGAAAAAAAGCAACCTGGAGAAAAAAATAAAATTCAAGTTTTGCAGGATATGAATATATCTTTAAATAAAGAAACCATCAAAAAAATACGTAATGAATTTGATAATAGATTGATTATTATTGATGAAGTACATAATATACGCATAACCGATGATAATGAAAATAAAAAAGTAGCCATATTTTTAGAATACTTAGTAAAGGCCGCAGAAAATGTAAGATTATTATTTTTATCAGCTACACCAATGTATAATAGTTACAAAGAAATAATTTGGTTATTAAATATTATGAATATAAATGATAAACGTGCTAAAATTGAAACAAAAAATGTATTTGATGCTAATGGAAATTTTAAAGAAAAAGGAGAAGAATTATTAATTAGAAAAGCAACTGGTTATATTTCATTTGTTAGAGGTGAAAATCCATACACTTTTCCATATAGAGTTTATCCAGATAACTTCGCAAAAGAAAATACATTTTTAGTAAATAAATATCCAGTTTATCAGATGAACAAGAAAAAAATTAAAAAAGAAGATACAAACAGAATAATTAGTTTGTTTTTAAATACTATTGGTGGTTGTGGCTCTTGTGGAATTTGTCAAGCATGTGCTTATAGATATATTATTTATAATCTACGAAATAAAAGTTTTAGTATAACAACTAAAACAGGAGTAACGAGAGAAATGCCTAACTTTGAAAATATGGAATCATTTGGTTATACATTGTTACAAAATCCACTTGAGTGTTTAATTATTTCTTATCCAATTGATACATTAAAACAAGCACTAGATGATGTTCCAAAAGAAAAATATAGCGAAGAATTAGATGATTTTATTGATTCTAAAGAAAAAGAAAAAGAAAAAGAAAATATTCAAACACCGGATGATATTATTGAACAAGATTCTGAATTAATTAAGGGTGGCGCAAAATCATCTTCTGAATCATCGTCTGATAGAACAATTTTATTAGACCCAAAAGAATTAACCGGTAAAAAAGGTTTAAACAGAATGATGAATTTTATTGATGAAAAATCCCCACCTCAAAAAGGTTCTTTTGAATATAAAAAATCAACAATTGATAAATATGGAAGAATTTTTTCAAAAGAATTAATAGGACAATTTAGTTCAAAAATTAAATGTATTTTGGACCATATTGTCTCTCCATCAGGTGAAGTATCTGAAGGAATCATACTAATTTATTCTCAATATATTGATAGTGGTTTAGTACCTATGGCTCTTGCTTTGGAAGAAATGGGTTTTACAAGATACGGAAAAGATGTTGAACCATTATTTAAAACAAAACCAACAGATGTTGTTGATTCTAGAACAATGAAACCTCCAAAAAATAAAAAAGATTTTATGCCAGCACGATATTCTATGATTACAGGTGACCCAAGATTATCTCCAAATAATGATTTTGAAGTAAAAGGATTAACAAATGATGATAAACAAAATGGTAATATTCAAGGTCATAAAATAAAAGTTGTATTAATTTCAAAGGCTGGTTCAGAAGGTATAGATTTAAAGTTTATTAGACAAGTTCATATACTAGAACCGTGGTACAATATGAATAGGTTGGACCAAATTATTGGTCGTGCTGTTCGCAATTTTAGTCACAAAGATTTACCATTTGAAAAAAGAAATGTTCAAATTTTTATGTATGGAACTTTATTAGAAGATAGCGAAGAAGAAGCAGCTGATTTATATGTATACCGTGTTGCTGAATATAAAGCAATTCAAATTGGTAAAGTTAGTAGAATTTTAAAAGAAACTGCGGTTGATTGTATAATAAATCACGACCAAACAAATTTTACACAAGAAAAATTAAGTTCAAATATTGATGAAGAAATTACTCAAGAATTATCAACAGGTGTTGTTATAAATAATTTTAAAATTGGGGATGCTCCATATTCTGCTGCGTGTGATTATATGGCAACTTGTGATTATACTTGTAATCCAGATAAAAAAATTGATGAGAATAATTTAAATGAAGATACATATAATGAAAAATTTATTATGACTAATTCTGAAAAAATTTTACAAAAAATAAGAATGTTAATGAAAGAGAATTTTTTCTATAAAAAAGATGTATTACTTAACTTAATAAGAACTCCAAAAGAATATCCATATATTCAAATATTTGCTGCTTTAACACATTTAATTGAAGATAGGAATGAAATCATTATAGACAAATATGATAGAACCGGTTATCTTATAAATATTGATGAATATTATTTATTTCAGCCAAGTGAACTAAGAGATAAAAATTTATCTATTTTTGATAGGTCAGTGCCAATTGATTATAAACATAGCATGATTGATTTTCAATTAAAACAAGACATCATTAAACCTGTTGTTGATATGAGAAATATTGGTGAACGTATTGAACCATTAAAACTAGAAGGTAAAAATATTATTGACGAATTAAAAATACAATATGAAGTTGCTGTAGAATTTACAAAAGGACCAAAAGTTCCAAGAGGAGATGATGACTGGTATAAACATTGTGGAATAGTTATGAAAAAATTAGCAAAAACGGGTGAACCACTAGAAGAACTTTTGGAGTTTTTAGTTCATCATATTTTAGAATTATTAACATTCAAAAATAAAGTTGATATAATGAATTATTTATATTCCTTAGATAAATTGAAAGAAAAATCATTTGAATGGTTTGCTAAAAAATATTTTGAATACCATATTATTACTGAAAAAAAAACAAAAGCAATTATTTTATATGATTTTAATATTAGAAAAACAATGATATTAAATAAAGATAATGTATGGGAACTTGCTGAACCTGAAGATGAAAACGAAATTGATAATTCAAAAGAAGGTAAAAAAATAATAAATTTTAATATGGACGATTATTTAAATAAATCAATTCCTAATGGAATAATTGGCTTTATTGGTTATAAAAAAAATAGTAAAAACTTTATTTTTAAAACAAAAGATGTATTTTTACCAAGAGATACTGGAGCAAGTTGTATTGAAGCAGGTAAAAGTAAGACCCTAGCAACACTTAATAAAATTGTTGGTAGCGAAACATACACCAAAGAAAATACTAAAATTATTAAAGATGAAGATGGTAATGTTGTTCAAGAAGCAGTTGGTGAAAATGAGTTGTGTGTTTTACAAGAATTTATTCTAAGAAAATATAATAAAATTAAAAAAGAAGGTAAATTTTGGTTTTTGCCTCCTGATATGGCAATTCATTATAAAATTTATACACCAACGCTGAAATAATTAATATTTAAAATTAAATATAAAATTGAAAACAATTAAAAGATTATTAATATAGTATATAATAGTAAAATAATGTCTGCTGATTTAAATCAATTAAAAATAGCTATAATTGTCCCGTATAGGGATTTACATCCAGCTCAAAAACGTGCTGAACATTTAAAAAAATTTATTGCTTATATGGGTCCTTTTATGGAAAAAGCGATTAATCAATTTAGTAGTAATACTAGATTTCATATATTTATTGTTGAACAATCTCCAGAACATAAGTTTAATCGCGGAGCTTTATTAAATATAGGGTTTGTTGAAGCTAGTAAAAAAGGATATAATGTATTTATATTTCATGATGTAGATTTATTACCTGGTGATTCTATTGCGCCTTATTATGTTAAAAATCCAGAAATTCCTATACATATTGCTAGATGTTGGGACAGATATAAGGGTAAAGAATATTTAGGAGGAATTATTAGTATATCTGGAAAAAATTATACTGACTTAAATGGATATCCTAATAACTATTGGGGATGGGGAGGAGAAGATGATGAATTAAGACGACGTGTAAATGAAGTAAAATTAGAAATTGAAAATCCAGAAGAAGATGATTGTGAAATAACAGATTTAGAAGGAATGGATTTAGAAGAAAAATTACAATTATTAAGAGAAAATCAAAGTTGGAAAAATATGAAAAAGGACGAACTTAAAAAGGAACATTCTAGTACATGGCAAACTAATGGCGTTAATTCAATTGAAGGAGAATATGCTGGGTTTCAAGATGAAAAAATAAATGATTATACCACAAAAATAACAGTTGAATTAGTTAACTTAGAACCTGAACAAGAAGAAGAGTCTGTCAGTAAAAAAAGTGAAGAAGTTGAACAAGATAAAAAAGAAGAAATACTACCTAAAAAAAATCAACAAGGTTTACTTGGTAAAAAAAAAGGAAATATAATTAGTTCTGTTTATTCAAGAGGTTTAATTACAAGGAATGTTGTGTTACAAATTACAAATATTGGCAAAAATATTAAAGAAACATTAGAAAATAGTATTATTTTTAATTTTGAGGGAAAATGTTTAGTTGAAGGTTTTATAAAACCTAACTCTAGTAAAATTATTACATATTCTAGCGGATTAATAGAGAGAGGCAATCAAATTTCTTTTGAAGTAATTTTTGAATGTGATATATGTTTTCCAGTTGAAGGAACAAAAATCACTTGTATTGCTAAAAATATTACAAAAGCAGGTATTCGAGCTGAAAGTGCGTTTGATGTGCCTTCACCAATTGTTGTATTCATAGCTAGAGACCATCATTATAATATTGCTGATTTTGGTTCAATAAAAGAAGGTGATAAAATTACAGTTAGAGTAATTGGTCAAAGATTTGAATTAAATGACAAGTTTATTTCTATTATTGGTGAATTTGTCAAAGAAAAACCAGATTATAAAAAAGTAAAAAAAGGTGAGTCTAAAGCTAGACTAGTATTTGAAGAATAAATATTTAAAAAGGATTGATTATTTATATATAATAATAATGACCTCTCCAACAGTAATACAAAATTTCAATAAATATGTTAAAATTAATGCTATGACATCATTTTTTTTTGGTGCAGGATTATGTTTCGTGTTAGAAGAAAAAAAATATTCTCATTTACCATTTGTAATTTTTTGCCCTGTAGTGTATGGTGGATATAATATATTCAAAAATCGTCATATTTGTATATCTGAAAAAAGAACAAATTTTGATTATTGTAAAAAAGGTATTTAAAAATAACTACGTATATTAATTAATAATGGAAGTATCAGTATCTACAAATGATGTAAACACTTTTTCAGTAAGTGAATTAGATTATATTAGAGAGACAATTGAAAACATGAATAAATTCAATCAAATTGAAGTTTTAAGAATTTTAAATAAACATTCCGAAGTTACATTAAATGAAAACAAATATGGTGTTCATATTAATCTTTCTGAGTTACAAAATGAAATTATCGAAGAAATAAATAATTATATTAAATATGTAAATACGCAGGAAGTTACTTTACATCAAGCAGAAAAACAAAAGGAAAGCTTTAAAAATATATATTTTACAAAAGATAATAAAGATATAAATATAAAAAATAATAAGTAATGTCAAATCATAATTCAACAGAAAAATATAATGATGTAATTTCAAAATTACAAGATTATATGTTAGATAAAAAAACAATTCAAAATTCTCTAGAGAACAGATTAGAAACAAATATAATAAAACCAAATAAATGTTTCGAACAAAAATCAAAAGAAAGAATAAATACATTTACACCAAAACAAAAGGATTCTCTCTTTTGGTGTTTTTATATTTTAAAATACGGAGAACAAAAGTATGACATGCTTGAAAATATTAATATTGTTCTAGAAAAGAAATTAAAAATTGAATATGTTGAAAAAATTAGAAGAGAAAAACAAATTGTAAAATCACATAAGTTTGCTACATTAACACATTTAGAAAATCAACTTGCGAATGAAGAAAGAATTGATTTAAATACATTTTTTACTTTATGTGTTATTGAAAATATTAATGTTTTATATGTTTGCAAAAAAACTTATTTTGAATTGTTAATCAATGACGATAAAATACATATTATTCATCGTTTAGATAATTATTCAAAATACGGCTATGAAGGAACTGAAAATTCAAAGATTGAATTATACAGGTCTACATTATTTAAAGTAGACAGTGTTGAAAAACCGATTAAATCTATTTCTTCATATAAAGTTTCAGAACTTATTGAATTTTGTACTAAATTAGGAATTGAAATATGTGTTAAAGATACAAATAAAAATAAAAGTAAAAAAGATTTGTATGAATCATTAATTCAATATTTTTAAAAATTGAAATACAATTTAAAAATATGTATTTAATATATAATATATAAGATGAACGAAAAACGTACTAAACCAATTCCAAAAAATTTAGATAAAAAATGGGTTGAAAAACCACATAAGACTTCATTTGAAGATAAAAATTGGGAAGAACCTGAAGAAATGGCTAGAATTGCTCCTATTAATAAAGATGTATATGTCGATGTAGCAAACCTTAAATCTAAATCACCCGTTGTTTCAGAAAATTATGGTATAGACGACCCTGAATTATTAGCTTTTTACAAAAATTTAAATGAAATACAACAAGGAATAGTTAGAAAAATGAAGACTAAAGAAGATAAAATTAGGTTTTTAAATTTTGCTAAAGAAGCCAAGGAAAAAGAAGCCGCAAAAGTCGCAAAAATGAACTCAACAGAAAAAGATGAATATTTTAAGAATAAAGAAATACGAAAAGAACAACGTCTAAAACAACGCATAGAACCAAAAAAGAAAACTTCAAGTCCTCTCGAAGAATTTTTAAAAGAAAAAAAATTCAGTCCAGAAGAACAAACCGAAATTATATATGATTGGGATAAAGAACTTAATCGAGAATTGATTGAACTTGCAAAACAACCTTCTAGATGGAGTGATGATTTAAAAACCCCAAGAGATGAATGGGGAAGTCAAGCTGATTGGAAAGCAGTTTTTGAAAAGGATGTTGATGAAGAAAATGAGGAAGAGGAAGCCAAACAAAAAACTAAAAAATTAACTCAACCACAAATTGAATTTGAAAAAATAGTTAATTCATTTTATAGTTTAACAGGTCGTAGTGTTACTCAAACTCCCGAATTAGAAGTTAGATTTGGTACTAGAGGAATTAATAAATTAACTAAAAATGATTATGATAACGTTATACAAAAATTAAAGTCATTAGGATTTACAACTTATAATCCAGATGGCTTGTATAGTTTACGTATTCAGTCTGAATTTATTGAACAAAATTCAGGTAAAGTCATGCTGTCGCCAATTAGAACAGAAATTGAAGGTAGTGAAAATATTCAAAAATATTGTAATAATAATAGTATAAGTGAACTTTTAAAAAATTCTGGTAATGCTATAAAATTTAATAAAAAAACGAATGTTTTAAATGATAAAGGTGAAAAAATTTGGCCTGTAAATTTTGATGATTTTAATTTTAGAGTTTCACTTCAAAATGAAGAAATATTAAGAGCAAACAAAGGAGCCGCATTTTATATAATAGATAAATGGAAAGAATCAAAAAAAACATTTCGTTATTTAAATCGTGTTACTTTTAGTCATCCAGATTATCCTGTTTTAGTAGATATTAGTATTACAAAATCAACTGAATTAGTAGATAAAAAACCCAAAACATATTATTCAACAACTGATTCAAATATTTTCAATCGTGAAGAAACATACGAAATTGAGTTGGAAGTTGATAATAAAACTATTGGAACAAATTTAAAATTTAATAATCCTAGAATTATTTTAGAGTCACTTAGAAAAGTAATTAAATTTGTATTAAGTGGATTACAAGGGTCAAATTTTCCTGTATCTTATCCAGAACAAAAAAATGTGTTAAATTCATACATGGAGTTACTTCACAAAGATAATTTTGACCGTAACAAATGGATACATTCTGGAAATTTTATTGGTCCAAATTCTATTACATTACAGTTAGTTAATGTTGCGCCAGTTGATGAAAATTCAACAGAACCAAATATTAGAGAAAATTTTGTTGTTACTGATAAAGCAGATGGAGACCGTCATTTAATGTATATTAGTGATAATGGAAAAATATATTTAATTAACACAAATATGAGTGTAATTTTTACAGGAGCAAAAACTTTTGAAAATGAATATTTTAATTCTATTCTTGATGGTGAACTTATTCATCATAATAAATATGGTAATTTTATAAATTTATACGCCGCGTTTGATATATATTATTTGAATAAATCTGATGTTAGAGCATTAACTTTTGTGCCTAATGAAAAAAGTAAAGATGGTCATAAGTGTAGACATAGTTTACTAAAAAATTTAGTTGAAAATATTAATGTTATGTCAATAGAACAAGAAAATAATCCATCCAGTAAATCATTAGTTGAAAAATTTAAAAAAAACAAGGAAATAATTTCTCCTATTAGAATTGAATGTAAAAAGTTTTATCCAGAAAATCAAATAAGTAGTAATATATTTAATGCTTGTAATGATATATTAACGAAAGCCAATAGTAATTTATTTGAATATACAACTGATGGCTTAATATTTACTCCAGCATTTCTTGGTGTTGGTTCTAATAAAGTAGGAGAAGCTGGTCCAATTAAAAAAGAAACCTGGAAGCATTCATTTAAATGGAAACCTCCTCACTATAATACAATTGACTTTTTAGTGACTACAATTAAAACTAATGGAAATGATTTAATAGAACAAAAATTTCAAGATGGTTTAAATGTTAAAATAAATGAACAAATAAGTGAAAATAAAGTTATTCAATTAAGATGCACTTTTGATGAAAGTAAACACGGATATATTAATCCATGTCAAGATATTATTGATGATAAGCTTCCAGAACATATTGCTTATGATAAAAGGTCTAGTAATGCTAAACCAGTTCAGTTTTATCCTACTGAGCCTTATGACCCAGAGGCTGGAATTACAAAAATAATGTTACGTAACGATGGTAGTGATATTAAAAAAATGTTTACTGAAGAAGAGCAAGTATTTGAAGATAATACAATAGTTGAATTTAGTTATGATATGACGCGTGAAAAAGGTTGGCGCTGGGTTCCTTTAAGAGTAAGATATGATAAAACAAGTGACATGTTAAAAGGTAAAAAAAATTTTGGAAATTCTTATGATACAGCTGAAAGCAATTGGAAATCAATTCATTTTCCTATTACTGAAGATATGATATGCACAGGATTAAATATTCCTAGTGTTCAAGTCAGTAAGGATAAATATTATAATAAGGGTTCTAATGAATCTAAAACAGAAGGGATGAAAAATTTTCACAATTTATATGTAAAAAAACTATTGATTAAAAGTGTATCAAAAAGTGGTGAAACTTTAATTGATTATGCTTGTGGAAAAGCAGGTGATTTACCTAAATGGATTGATTCTAAATTATCATTTGTATTTGGAATTGATATTTCAAAAGATAATCTAGAAAATAGACTAAATGGATGTTGTACAAGATATTTAAATGCTAGAAAAGAAAACAAAATTATGCCATATGCTTTGTTTGTTCATGGTAATAGTTCACAAAATATTAGAAATGGTAGCGCAATGTTAAACGATAAAGCAATCCAAATTACAAGTGCTATTTTTGGTAATGGAACAAATGATAAGGAAAAAATTGGTCCTGGTGTAGCTAGACAATTTGGAAAAGGTCAAGAAGGGTTTAATGTATCATCATGTCAATTTGCTATGCATTACTTTTTCCAAAATCCAAATACAGTTCAAGGATTTTTAAGAAATTTATCAGAATGTACAAAATATCAAGGATATTTCATTGGAACAGCTTATGATGGCAAAACTATATTTGACCTTTTAAAGAAAAAAAATCCAGGCGAAAGTATTCAAATTTTAGAGGATGGAAAAAAAATATGGGAGATTATAAAATCATATGACCATACAAAATTTCCTGATGATTCAAGTTCAATAGGTTATCGAATTGATGTATTTCAAGAAAGTATAAATCAATTAATTCCCGAATATTTAATCAATTTCAATTATCTTGAAAGAATTATGTTAAACTATGGATTTCAATTAATAGATTCTGATGAAGCAAAAAGTTTAGGTTTACCAAATGGTTGTGGATTCTTTAGTGAATTATTTGACGAAATGACAAATGAAATTGGTAAAAATAAATTCAAGGCAAGTAATTATGGAAAAGCACCATTTATGACGTCATTTGAAAAAAAAATTTCATTCTTGAATAAATACTTTATTTTTAAGAAAATTAATAAACATGTGAATGCTGAGCAAGTTCAACTTGAATTTAGTGAATATAATGAAATTGACATTGTTGTTAATAGAAATGAAACGCATGTAGCAGTTGAAGTTGCCAAAGAAAAGGTTAAACAAATAGATACTTATGCTAAGGTAAGAAAACTAAATAAAAAGTTATTATTAGTGCCTGCTACTGAAGCAATTGAAGAAATGCCACAGGTTGTTATACCTTCAGAAAAAATTACTAAAAAAACAATGCCCAAAAAAAAGAAACTAATAATTGAAGAATAATATCTAAGAACAATAATAATAATTACTTAAACATAATTAAAATAATAAAATAATAAATGAGCTATTATATATTACCAAAAAATAATAATTTAATTGATATTAATCTTAAAACAGAAACTAATGATATTAAATCTTATACCTCTCCAAGTCTTTATAACTTTTATAAAGAAAGTAAAAAACAATTAAATTATTTGCTTCAGACAAATGATTCAATAATTACATTTGAAAATTTATTAAAAGTGATAAATCCATATGAATATATTTTTTCTAAGATTCCAGGATATAAATATTCTGTTAGTAAATTAAAAACAAAATCTAATATGTTTTATGATATATTAGAAATATTTAACACGTTAAATGTATTAGATTCTTTTTTTAATAAAAGTATTAAAAGTATTCATATTAGTAAAAATTATGCGGATTCAAATAAATGTATTGATTTTTTAAGAGAAAATTATAATGACGAAAATACTAATTTTGAAGATATTACAGAAGACATATATAATACAATTAATGATAAAAGGTATGATTTTATTTTCTATGAAATAAAAAATACAGAATTTGAAAATTTAAATTATTATACATTAAATATAATTCAAGTTTTAATGATATTACTTAAATATCAATCAAGTAATGGCGTTTGTTTAATTAAGATAAATAATATTTTTCATAAACCTATTATTGATATATTATATATTTTATGTTCTATTTATGAAAAAGTTTATATTATTAAACCAAACACGAGTAATATAATGTCATTTGATAAATATATTGTATGTAAAAATTTTACATTAAATGAAAATAAAAAAGAAGTATACAAAAATTATTATTTTAAATTAGCACAGATTATTAACACTTATTTACAAAATAATAATAATATTTCATCTATTATTGATTCTGAAATTCCATTATATTTTATAAATAAAATAGATGATACAAATATTATAATTGGACAGCAACAATTAGAATCAATCGACCAAATAATTAATATTTTAAAAAATAAAAATAAAGAAGACAAAATTGAAAATATTAAAAAAGCAAATATTCAAAAATCTGTTGTCTGGTGTGAAAAATTTAAAATTCCACATAATAAATTTTCTGAAAAAGTAAATATTTTTTTACCTTTAAAAGTAGAAAATGAAGAAAATAATAAAAAGGAAACTGAAGAAATATAATATAACAATATAAATATTATAAATTATATTGTTATTAAGAAATTACATCAATGCGTTTCTGGGAGATTGTGTAAAATGATTTGAATTAAAGGCTGATTGAGATGGTATTCCATATAAATTGTATTGTGGACTAAGATAACACGCTTTTTTATTT